CCACGGATATATGTTAAAGCCTCAACTTCAATCTTGCCTTTCTCCATATACATCTCAAGGCTAGTGCGATCACTCATTAAAAATTTGAGATTATCTTGAATTGGCATTAACCATGGAAGCATTTTTTCCTCCATTGTTCCCGGCAAGAATCCTATATCTTTTCCGAGAGGCTGGACTGGTCGCGACACAATCAAACGATCGTAGTGATTGTTATCCGCTCTCAACCCAATAGTTTGTTGTATTCCTGCTGCAATTGCACACAATGTTTTACCACTGCCGGCACGACCAACAAGGGTAACAATTTTTATATTTGGATCCATCAGCATATCTATTGCAAATGCTTGCTCTTTATTTCTAGCATCAATGTTCCAATCCGGCAATTTCTTGTGTATTATTCTTCTCAAGGGTGCTCTATAATTCTGAAATCTAGCCAGCGCGGTCTTTTTTTCGTTTGCATTGGATATTAACATAATATATTGATTCGGATGCCAAACCCCTTCGGTTTCCTCTTCTTCGATCAGGATTTCCTCATCATTGTAAAACCTTTCAATTATCTCATCATCAACCAAGTGATTAACAACCCCTGTATACAGTTCATCGCTAGATGTCACAACCTTTTCAGTTATATAATCTTCGGTTTTGATTCCGATGGAATCGCAAATAACTCGCATATTGATGTCGCGTGACACAACGATTGATTTTCTACCTGAATATTCGTTCTGTACAGCCAAGGCTGTTGCAATAATGGTGTGATCTGGAATCTTAATATTCAGATCTGGTGGGAATTGGGCATTCTTTAAACAGCCATAGGACATGACTTTTAAAATTCCTTTTCCTTTTTGTATCCTAACTCCATCTTGGAGATTTCCCCTCTCTCTTAGGGAATCTAATATTCGAATTGTTTGTCGCGCATTTACCCCAACAGAGTCTTGTCGTTTTTTGTGCTTATCTATTTCCTCTAACACCTTCAGAGGGACAAAAACATCGTTCGTACCGAATTTATAAAGCGCACTTGAATCAGTTAGATAAACGCTCGTGTCTAAGACGTAATTCTTTTTCGCCATGTAATACCTTACTTACTTTTAAATAGTGTGGCAGGGGGAAATATTTACTTTTTCGCCTTCTTAATTATATGCCAATCGAACACAAATACAATAGGTTTTTCACCCTTTTTATAGGGTACACCTTTTCTCCGGAGTTTGTCAACATCTTTCTTGTATATCATTTGTGCATCCCAGCCATCGGCCCCCCAACCATTCTTTGGTTTTACTATGCGCTCTTTCAGACGTACATGTACTGAAGGGCCAGCAAATGAACTAACAAGGACTATATCACCGACTTTATATTTCATATATATGTGGAATGGAGCGGGAGACGGGATTCGAACCCGCGACATCCACGTTGGCAACGTGGGGCTCTACCGCTGAGCTACTCCCGCAAAATGGCTGGGGCAGCAGGACTCGAACCTGCAACGGCCGGGGTAACAACCCGGTGCACCTGCCTGTGGCGCTTCACCCCAGTATACGACTTTTCTGCCATGGACTAGGTAAGTCGACAACCTTTGCCTACGTGACGATCGGCAACCACGTCCTGCTTATAAAGCGAGCAGAACAGCGCTAATATTAAGCAGTTCTATCGTACAGTACTTTAAGATCTTCTGATGTTGTAGATCTCAGGCTGGCCAATTCATGCTTAAGTCTTGCGACGTCATCCTTGAGGTCGCTGACGCTCATAACTAAAGAAACAATCTTATCATTTTGAGTACTAATCGTCTTCTTTAGAGCCGAGACCGTTTTTGCTGAAGTATCAGGCATATTTTTCTCCTTTTTTGAAACGTTTAAGTGGCTGCCCCTCGCGGGCTTGAACCGCGGACCCAATGATTAACAGTCATTTGCTCTGCCAACTGAGCTAAGGGGCAAAAAATCATTTATCAATCCAGACCACGGTATAGTCATCACCAGATGGCGGATCAACATTTTTTATAGTTTTTTCATTGTAACTAAGTGGTAATATGCAAGATTTGAGAACCTTAATGGCCACTAATCCGCGATTGGCGCCTGTCACCCATGGCAACTTATCATTCACACATTCAGACGATACAACTGCTTGCGTCGTTGTGGGGTACCAAAAATTTTTATGTCCGATTTCAGACAAATAACATCTAATATAATCATTCATATCAATATTCTAACATCGTATGCTATTGTTGTCAACTAAAATTCCATAAATAATTTTTCCAGATTGGACTGATTTGTTGTTTTTTTATGTTTCTCAGTAAACTGGCTTTTGGTCGGAATGGTTTTCTAATCAGCTTCATTCCGGATTCTTTTGGGGTCTTATTTCCCTTCTTCTGATTACATTTCTTGCATGCTGTCACTAAATTTGTCCAAGTATTTTTACCACCGCGAGATTTAGGAATAACATGATCCATTGTTAGCTTTTCTGGTCCAAAGTGGTTTGAGCAATATTGACATTGATTATTATCTCTCCACAGCAAGTTTGCTCTATTACAAACAACCGTGTTGAATCTAAACTTCACATATCTATTTAAAACGATTACTGCTGGCAATTTAAAATTTTTTGTTACTGAGTGGATTTCTTTCGAGTAATTTTCTAACGTTTTGGCTTTACCAACCAAACACAAAACGAGAGCTTCGACTGCATCAATGACGTCAATCGGTCTGTAAGAAGAATCTAGTTTTAGCGTCTTCATAGTTTCCACAATATAACTATAATTCACATTTGCGTCAAGCACTATCTTCCGGAATGTTTATATTTATATCTGATCGGAGGTGCCTCTGACTTTTCAGCGTTTTCCTTGGCGCGCTTAACTAATTCCGAAGACGCGGCAACCTTTTCTTCTCCACCAATTCCCCACAACAATTCAACACCCATTTCTTTACATAGCACTACCTCTGGGGTGTTATCCTTTCCTCGATCGCCGCCGTTAGCAAAATATGTTGGTTTATGTCTGCGGATTGCGTCACAAACGGTTCCATCTGAATCGTCTACCGAATCCACCACAATAACCCCCTTTATAGAATCGAGGATTTCATGGCGAGATTTAAAATCCATAAAATTAAATCCCTTTTTTCGATGTAACCATTCATCTGAATTGGCAATCACTATTACATCTCCAAATTTTGCAGCTTCGCGAATCATACGAATGTGTCCAACATGCACAGGATCAAATCCACCGCTAACCATCACTGTTGGTTTATCTTTTTCTTCTGACTCATCAAACATGTTTTTATGTATAACCATTTCTCACTCCATATTCTGTTTTTTTGTATCCTGCTTTGAGAAGTATATCATGTAATGTGGCTGGTGATAAGTCACATCTTTCAAATATTTTAATTTTCTTCCAATCGATTACACACGATATTCGTAAAGCATAAGATATCCATTCGCTACAATACCATCTATTTTTTTGTTTTATACGAAAAGGTAAAAATTGTGATAAAATCATCCCTATCCAATCATATCCGCAACCTCTTGTCAAATCATAAAATTGCTCAATTATATCGTGTTGCTCTTTTGTTACTTCTATTTCGATAAAATCCCACTCTAGAGGATTATAAAGTAAATTTTTTCTACTTGAAACTTTCGCCTTCATAAATGGGCTGATGCTAAGCCAAGTTTCCGCATCGCTTAAAATTAATTCTGCGTGGCTATAGGGGCTCTTTGTCCATGTTCGCACAATATTATTGATAAAGTCTCCCTTACCTTTGAAAAATGCGATCCATATTTTCATTTACAAAGTACGCTCCTCATTAATATTTATTGATATATTCTTAAAGTATACCAAAATTATTTATTTTTTTATACTTTCGAAACAATGTGGACCAAATCCGAAGGCAATGCCTCCACCATTACATCTCTTAGCCAAAGTACCGTTACTCTATCTTGACTAAACGAGCCGTCAGAATCATAATAGAATGCATAAAAATTACGTGTAACTCCTATAACAATACCTATCATTGGCTCATCATCATACCAAGCAATTACATCGTTTTCACGTACAATGTCTCCGATCTCAAATCTTGTATGCTCGTCGTCGTTACCCACATATTATATAGGCGTTAATATTTACTTTCTTTTGCTGACTTCTTGATGCAGATATTCTACGTTTTTTCTTTTCTGTTCCACTACCAATTGAACCTCTTCTGTGGGTAAATCATACTCTTCTTTGATTTCCCATAATGCATCTTCTATAGAATCTTGTATTTCTGGTGTGTAGTGTAGGTTTTTCGTCGCATCATTATCTTTTTTCTTAAACCAATTAAACATAATACTATTGATATGGTGGAGGTGGCGGGAGTCGAACCCGCGTCCGAAATATTTCCAAAGCTAAGTCATTCACAAGCTTATCTGATTTACTATCACAAATCAGCAAAGATAGATAGTTAACTCAACCGCGCTTACTATCCTGTCGCGCTCCACCTGTCTTCTTCAGACTAGGGAATCCATTGTGATTTTTTATTTTCGCAGGAATCTACCTGTTATCTCAAATTTGTTAACAAGGCCCTGAGAAGCCCCGCGATTAAGCGGCTAAGCGCTGTTCGAAGTGTAAGTTGTTATTTGCAACTAAATTATTTGAACTGTTAAGGTCGTATCTAACCTGCTTGCACTCGACTCTTTCCGTACTCCGTCGAAGCCTATATCACCCCCTCGATTTTTTAGTGATTACACCAATTGGATTGTGATTTTCATCATCTAACCAAATTAGTGTTTCTTTACCTTTTTTTACTTTCTCGGCAAAAGTGAAACTAATTTCCTTTGCCGCTTTCTTCAAAGCAGCATCCTCGCTGCTATGTTTGCTAACAAGATCACCTTGAATATAGTGACCATTCCATTTGTATAATTTCCACATTATAAACCGTCCTCGATTGTTTGCCTTACATGTTCTTCACTAAAACCAACATGTGCTGAATAAAATTTCATGTCTCTCCCAATATAAATATATGTAGGAAAACCTCCCAGCAGATATCCTTCTATGCCTACTCCATCGGGATCAAGCATTTTGTCTCTAGAGCCTTGCAATATGGGTGCTGATGTAATGTTGTGATCTGTCACCCAAGTATCAATTTCATACTCGGAAGGCTCTTGAACCGGAGTATTTCCATCGATAAGCACGGTCACAAATTGAAATCCTTCATCTTTATAATCATCGTGTATTGGTTGTGCGTACATGCCAGCCATCTGACATGGATAGCACCACGCTGTGGAAAAGTCCAAAAGAATTACATCGCCCTCATGTTGATATAGATCCCAAGTTTCTCCATTTTGATCTAATAAGCGAAAATTACAAGCCTTATCGCCGCGATTAATATGTTGGCAATCATCCCCCGGAATAACACCCACTGGTTCCAGTGGTGGTGGTGGGGGTGAGGTGCTGTTAACAGTCCCTGTATCTATCTTGTTACTTGTTTCTACTTTGCCCGGAGCGCATGCTGTCGCTGCGGATAATCCGATCATAAAAAAGAGCTTTTTCATATATACCTCATAAATAAATAGCCTTTTTTATAAAAAAATACCATTCGGTTGTGGATCTTTTGCTCACCACAGCTAATCTACAGTTTATTTTATTTTACCTCGCTGGCTTGGTTGCTCATAATAGATACGGAGCCACCGTTACTAAGTATATTTCACACCGAATGAGTTTGTGATTTCAAATATCGTCTGAAAAGTATTTTTCTACTTTGTATTTTTTGCTTATTCTTCCAAATTCTCGATATGTTAGACCTAAAAATCTAGCAGCATCTTTTTTAGATTTGGTTGCTGAAATAGCAAATTTTAAAATTGCTTCTTTAATAATATAGTCTGATCTCTTCCATATGTCAAATCCATATAACCTGTGATTAATATTTGCTGCTGATAGTTCAAATTTAATTGCTATGAGATCTTCAATTGACAAATTGCCAATGTAGGTTAATATACTATCATTAATTTTATTTTGATCTTTTAATTTTACAATTATGCTTTTACTGTCAGTAGTAATATTTCTTTTTGCTTTCATAACTGTCACAAGCAGAACACATTTAAAGTATAATCATGATTTTTTGATTTGTCAAGCAACAATTTTAAGTTTTTTTATTCTATCAATCACCACCGGTAAGGACCAAAGCCTCCAGCACCACCGGCGGAATTTTTACAAAACCTGAATCTTCGTCACCCAACGACTGCAAGTATGAAATAACAGCAACCGCGATGCCATCGGCTTGTTCTTGAATTGCAATTGCCGGATCTGGTGGATATTCACCGTCACTGTTTAGCCGGCGGTTGGCCATGTAGCTATCGTGAGCATCTGTTTTCCCCAAGGCTTCTCCGAGGGCGGCTTTAAAAGTGTTCATGTCATCAAGTTCGGACATCAAAATCTCCTATTTTATAATTCTAATTCTATATCTTCTTCGCCAGCCATTGGTTCCTCAGCGGCTGGCTCTTCTGATTTTGCCATATCATAGGCTTGATTTGTAGGCTCTTCTACAGTATCAGCCAATTCGCCCTCAAATTTGTCGAAATAAAGCTTGAGATTTGCAATCAAATAATCGTAAAACAATTCTTGATCTTCACTATCAGAAAGTAACTCATATGAATCAATAATGCTGGTTTCTATTTTCTTGAATGATTGATATGCCATGTTGCGGCCGGTCTCATCGCCGTCGACGCCGGCCCCAAATTCTTCACGCTCATCGGGCATATCCTCTTCTTCTTCCGCCTTTCTTTCGGCGTCCGTCCTGATATCAATAAATTTATCATCTACCGCTTCGTCACCAACAGTAATTTCAATTTCCTCGTCCATTTCAACTTCGGTTATCTCAACTTCTTCTTCTCCGCCGGCCTGAGTATTAATTTTGGCAGGAGTTAGTGTGTTGACGACCGCGTTAATAATATGAGACCGAAAAGAATCTCTTTGCTCAGAATTTGTTGTTAAGGACTTGTAATCTGTTTCTAAAACTGGTATAATCTTTTTAAGGAGTTCCTCCAGAACATTAATCCCTGTTGATTTGTTGGGGGTCGGATCTACATCCGGGGTACTGGCCTCGGTCAAATCCTTGAATTCGAAATCCAATAAATCTTGAATAACGCTTCTTAATTGATCTTCTTCGTTCAGCTTTTTCTGCTTGACATGGCGAATCAAATGCCTTATATTTTCTCTAAGAATCTTTTCTTCGTTTTGGTTCATTGCATAATGCCTCTTTCCATAATTAGTCTAATAACTTCATCAATCGTGCTTAAATCAACATTTTCTCTTCTAATCAGCATACTTCTTTTCTTTTCCTTTTCATTCTCATCTTCGAAGTCTCTTTTACCCCAAGGTCCGTTATTTGCCCCGGGCGCGCCTTCGACACCACCACCGCCTGCAACGCTTAATTCTTCTAATTCTACCTTGGGTGGAGCCTTGCCTAATATATCGAATAAGGTCTTGATTTTATCAGCAGGAACAAATTCAGAAAGTTCATCATATGCTTCTTTATTGTTGGGATCGTCGACCAAATCGGATATTAAATCGCGCATCGTTGTCGCACTAAAACCCTCACCTCCTCGACTCAAGGCTGGCACGGCATACTCTTCGCCGGATAGTAACTCAATCCCACTCTTGACATGTTTTTCTTTATCTACGCCGGCCCAGCGCATCCAGTCAGGATTTCCCCTCTTGTCGGCTTTATCACTAGCACCCAATATGACACTATCTCCCTCTTCTAATGGAAGAGGGCTTCTTTCACTAATATATTCATATGCTACTGTGATTGGTGATCTCATTTCTTTTGAGGCTACTTCGAATTCAACATTTGGCAGCGATGCAACTTCCGGAAAAAGCGCTTTCCAAAGCTCTATAGCGTGTTCTTCGTCAATGGGAGTGCCATCTCTAAGTTGTCTCTGCGCGTTCATGGGGGCCGATATCACAACATATACTTTATCCGCTTTCTCTACCCCGTCACCAGTCGCATATCTGCGCACCATATCTGCATGTCCTGCGTGTGGTGGTTTAAATGCGCCCGGAACGATTGCGAATGTCGTTGATGCCATGGCCTCTGAATCTTCAACTGGGTCTGCATCTTCATCATCAATTAATTCGAATTCAAAATCGTCTTCGTCTTCTTGCAAGCCATTTACATAGCTTAGAATCGTGTTATAAATTGTTTTCTCTGCGTTTTCTTCCGAAACTATATCTACGATAGGGATTCCACTCAAAACGTCTTTGTAGACCATATCAGGCAGTTTTTCAAACTTATGATTTGCCTTATTTGCTTCATTGATCCAAGCTTGGAGTGGTTTTGTAATTTTGACATCTTCTGAAATAATAATTGTAAAATCTTGGTTGAGGTGTTCCGAAACATGTTGCCCATGAGTAGATTCAAGACCTTGTACGATAAAGTCTCCGGTAAGTTTTACTAGAAAGTCTTCTAGGCCTCTCAAAACGACACCTTCATGTTGACTTAGAGAGCCGGCTTCGCTGGTAAGCACATCTTTCACTGCCTGTCCCAATAATCGTGTTGCATGATAAAATATGCCACCATTAATGGCGTCATTTATATCGGCTTCGTCTCTGAGATATTCATTTAGCGGGATTCCATCATCTGTTGCGCTACGCATGACGGCCATATACACCTCTTTGCTTAGCGCGCCCATTGATTTTCCATCTTTTCGACGTGTAATTTTCCTGTCTTTGGGGTGTTCCACTGTTTGGAGCCATTCTCGCAACGTTGCTCTCTTGATATTGCCTTCGGCAATTTGTATTTCGACAACTAAATCGAGCACACCTTCAAGATCTAACTCCATCTCTGGATCATACTCCACGGGCACATCTCCATAAACTTTAAAGTTATATTTGTGAGCAATGGGGCCCACCTTTTTGATAATGCTTTCTAATGCATTGTGGCTATATGGAATTTCTATACCACTCGCCTTTATTGGTTTTCCGTTAGAATCAACCGGCCTTGGTAATCCGGGCCGATCCATCGAGGTTCCATTGCGTACTCGCCAAGCTTGAGCTTTTTTTTCGTAAAATTGATTAATACCATGAATTGCTAAAATGTTGTCACCATACTCATGAACATTTGATTTACCTTCAATGTATTCTGTATTGAAGTACTTTGTTGGATCATCCCACAGACCTAGATTAACTAACTCATCTCTAATATTTGGAATTGCCTTATTAAAGATCTTCAACACCTTTTCAATAGCCACGGGCATACCATGGCCTTTTGGCCATTTTCTATAAGCGGAGATCGCGTCAAAGCCAACAACAGATGCGATCTCGCTAGTTCCACGATCCATGCGAAACTCTTTTTGTCCATCATCATTTGTGATCAACTTTATACTGGTGTTGATACCGTCCCATTTTACACTACCGGCAATTTCACCAGCAGCTAATTGTGTGGCTGCATTATTGATGTAGTCGACTAAATCCTGACCGGTTTTGATATCGTCAACATCAAATGGGTGGGCCATATGTCCCGGGGTACCCATTACTCATCCCCCACAGACTCTTCTAATATCTGCAGCTTTTCTTGCAAAACGGTAACTTCTGTTTGCATTTTTCTAGCGTATCGTTTAACTTCTCGTAAATGCTGTTTAGCTAGCGACATTCTTCTTTTTTCAGTTAAGGTTCGAGGTTTAAGATTGGAAATAATTTCCTCTAAACCTTGAATGTAAGTAAAAATTGTTTTTTCATCTAAGCTTTCATTAAGAAAACTCTGCCAGTCTGAATTTAAAGACACCTCGGCGCCCTCCATTTGTTGAAGCCATAATAAGTCGAGTATAAATTTTTGTTTAAGTTTTTTGAGTTCAATTCGAGTCTCAATTTTTGGATTTCCCTCTCATGGAGATTGTTCCTTTATTAAAAATGTTTTTTAAGCACAGAAAGAATAGCTTCTTTAAGCTTATCTTCATCTAAACGTCGTCCACCAGTGTCGCGACCAGCAACCCGATCGGGCGAATCTGTTTTTGACTGCTCTTCGAGTTCCTCTTCTTCCTCTTCTTCCACAGCTTCTGCGACAGCAGCCACCTCTTCTTCCTCTTCCTCTTCTTCCTCTGGCTCTGGGACAGGTGTTCTCTGATGTGGCTTCCGGCGGTCTTGCGCTCTTGGCGCTACGCCTGCAACTTCCTCGATTTCTTCCGAGGCCTCTTCGACCACTTCGTCGCCGTCGGCGGCTTCTTCCTGCACCTCTCCTGTGCCATTAAATTCATCAAATTCTTGAAGAGAATTAAATTTAAATCCCCATGCCTCTGAAAGCAGGGTGGATAATTCCTTGTTTTTCCAATCTTTTGTTGACATCTTGTTTTCTCCCTTTTGTAGATGTTCAAAGTAAATAGTCGTCTTTATGCTGTCTTCCCAATCTCGGAAGCACATATTTCCAACTTCGTAAGCTTCTCGCTCCATTTCTCGCAAATGTTCGTCGTTTTGAGCGTATCCTTCACCCATTTCTCCCACATGTTCAAAGTCACCACGGCAGTTTTGTGTGTGATGCACCAATTCGTGCGAAAGCGATCGCATAACGTCTTTTGGGTGACGATTTGTAATGTACAAGGTAACGGATTTCGCCGCGGGGTCATAAAAGGCCGTTTTACCAAGAGGGTTCCTTGCGTTTGTTGAGTCGCCCTTTAAAAAAAGCTTCGGAGGATCTTCGAATCCCATTCTCTCTTGAGCAAATGGCATAAATTTCCTGATTAATGGCTTAAGTGTATCAATCATTATCTAAAAATACCTCTTGTTGTTCCTTTGAGTACCAAATATATTCTAAATAGTTTCCAAATGGATCTTTTACATAAACTCCCACAGTTCCATCACGATGCTTCACTGTGATGCCCTGATTTCGGGGCAAGTCTTCATAATTTTCTACCAATATTGCGAAATGGGCTGCTTTATAGTGTTTCTTATCGATCAGCGCAATATTCGTGTTAGCCAATTTAATGCGAATATATTTTTTATCTCGAAAAGAGATAATCCCGTTTAATTTTTTGACATACCAGTTTTCAGCTTCCTTTAGATCATCCACTAGGATAGCAATATGATCAACAACTGACGGACTCACTGGGCACTCTCCTGTTCGTTTTTGACGAGCTTTAGGTTCATTGTAAAAAACTCCAACTCGGTATGAGGCTCGTTTATCGGCATAACTTTTGAAATTGAAACTATTCGATCTGATCGGATTTGATTTCCAATTTCAACCAATATTCCATAATTTGAGTCCCAATTATTTGTGGTCCTATTCCAAGTCGTCCATTCTACTATATCACCAACTTCAAACTTTGTAGAGCTTAAGACGCCGAACTCTTCCTTTTTAATCATTGTAACTTACTAGCCAAGAGCAGATCCCGTCTTTCAAATATTTCTCTAAAACATCTTTAGCATCATCTTCTTTAGAAAAAGGTCCGATTATCTTAGTTGTGGGCGCGCCCTCACTATCGTCCAGCCACTTTAAAAGAAAAGTTCTATTGCCAGACGTAGAAGCTTCTCCGGCAGAATTGTGCGAAAAGTATTTTCTCTTTGTTGACATACTCTAAATAGAGCAGCTTCATTATATGTCACACAATAAGTGTATTATTTTTCTTATAATAAAAGCTCAACAATACAGCCAATAGAGTAACTGTAGTAAATTCGAATCCTACGAATGCATAACTAAACCAAGCACACACCACAGTAAGCAGCAGCTTCCAAAAATAATTAAATTCAAATAACATTAATCATATCCTGTGTGGATTATTTCATCCTTTTCAATCTCTACTAAATGACCATCGAAAGTATATATTAAAATGCGATCGGGGGAGACGACCTCTTCTTCGCTTATCACAAAAGCTTTTACTCCTCTTCTGATCCTAATAAATCTTTTTTTAGCTGGGTAGTAACAATACAGAATTCCACCTTGGCCTCTTATCGCTATTTCTGGTAGTAAAGTGTCTTCTTCTTCTAGCTTGCCAGAGATCTGTCTCAATGCCAATTTTAGTTTTTCTTTAATATCATCGTAATCGCTCATCAGAATAATTAGAATTTAAGAGCACTAAAAAGGGCTTTCTGTTGTTTCTATTAATCTGCACGATGTTCAAAATATACGAATTATTTAACTCTTGGAAAATATCTCCTTCCTTTTCCATAAAAAAATCTTTATCATATGATGTCCATTTTATATTAAAAGTAGTCTCATCGTGAGCAATCACAATTCCCACTTTTAATGGTTTTTCATGAGAAGGAGGGGAAAACGCTACTAAATCTCCGGTCTTAAAGGTCCACATAAATATAATATAACATAAAGTTTATTATGTGCAACTAAAACATTTTTGACCAAGCCATAGCAATACCCATCATGGTTTGAACTGCCATAAATATTGCAATCGACTTTGTTTTAAAAGTCTTTAATACTTCTATCTCTTGAAGTGCGTTTTTGAGTTGTGGCGGAGACGCCACATCATCCATCTTCTCTTTCCAAGTTTTTAAATCTTGAACTCTATCTTCTTTGGCCTTTAACTCTGTAAGCTGGCTTTTCACATCTTGTAATTCTGCGCGCAAAGCTTCTATTCCGTTTGCCATTGTTTCCAACTGTTGTAACACTAATTTGGAATATGTCTCCCATCCATTTGAATCCGACATCTGAACTACCTCCACTGTTCTTAATTAGTTGGACGGAGGGCATTCGATCCGCTGTAAATTGTACTGGCCATCATTATTGATAACTTTATCGATGACTAGTTCAAAATTTAATGGTTTAATGTCGTTTATTTCTGGATTGTCGCAAACTTTTGCCAATACATCATCAATGTTCTTTTGAGAGTCCTCGTAGTATTCGATTCGGTTTATGTTAGACTTTCCGTCGGGCATTATCTTGTTGTTCAACATCTTTACTATGACGTCACCTTTTGATTCCCCTGCAGTAGCTATTGGTCTGATCATTGATGAATCGATCCCTATTTCATCAAGATAATCTAAAATAGGTCCCAAAGACTTGCCGCGGCGCGCCGTGAGAATATATGTTTTAGAATTCTCCGGAAAATTTCGTAAGATATCGGTTACTAACGTAATCTCAAAAGGATCTTTAACAATGGAAAAATCACTTAGATCTATTTGATACCCTGCGTCGACTAGTCCATCGACTGCATCGAAAGCGTCTATGCCTTCTTCCTCTGCCGCGGCATTCATATACTCTTCGAATTCTTTCTGGTCCCGCAGGGTGGCAGTCGACCCGTCGGGCGCTTTAACCCGTGTTTCTGACTCCGTATGGGCTATTGTTTCATCAAAGTCGAAGATACGAAGAGTTGTGATGGGCTCTTCTGGCTGTGTGACAAACTTCCGCCAATTTTCAAATATAGGTTCCATATTTTGTGTTTCGCAATGCGCATTCGATAAAAGTTGCTTGTGGCTTAAAGCCGTAGAATCGAATGTCTTCTAAAATATAAGTAGTATTTTTAAAGGCTGGGTGCATAATGCGAAATGGTGTTTTTGAAGGCACTACCACTTTGGGGCCCCATTTAACTTGAGCTTGTGGTTCGTCTGTAGTGGTTCGGAGAACTCCTCTAAACGTGGCTGCTCCATGTTGCCCGTCGATATATCGGGAATCGTCGTTTGAAAAATAATATGAACTAATAATCATTTTTATCCTTTATGCTACAACTCCGGGCATGAAATCTCTAAATTTCTCCGCCCCAAGTTTTAGTAATTTTCTTTTAAGTTTCTCGGCTTTGTTTTGAGGAGTTTGGCCAAATAATTTGCCAAAAAAACCCGGCTCTTGAAAGAGAGGCTGAATCTCTTTTTCAAAGAAGCTATCTAAATTATAACTTAGTTCTTTGTAAAAGTCAACAGTATTTTGATCTTTATATCCTTTATCTATAGAATCAATACCATGTACGATACAATCATCATCCTTGGGTTTTGTTTCTGGGTTTGACCAATCATCAAACGTCCCCTTGTAGGGATCGGTTGAGTCTGGTACTTCATCGTCGGTCTGTGCGTCTATTTTGTTCCATCGCGATTGTGCACCCGGAGAAACATCATCTCGATCTGCGGTTACGTAAAGATCGTTTTCTGCCGCAAACCCTAATAAAGCGTCATAAAGCTGTTTGCCGTAACCTCTTCCGATGGATCTCTTGACTGACCATGTACCAGCACAATTTCCCCCCGAGCCTCCCATGCTCGGTGCGGCCTTTGACATTGCAGGGTTATAAACTGCCCAAATATAACCAACAACTGCTTTGTCGTATAAGGCCTTATCAAAAAGCTTAATGGTAAAGTCATCAATTGACTCAGCGTTTGATAGTTCAGATTTTATGAACCCTAAGTCTGCAATTGCAAGCTTGATGTTATATCCGGGTTCGTAATCTACATAAACTCCCAATAATTGCTTTTCTTGTTCATTCAGGTGTTTTCGCCAATTTTCAAGTAGGAGTTTCATTTATTTTTTTCCCAACTTGGCAATGCTGTCGGATATCCGCCACCCGAACTTCCAATCGCAGCAAAAGTTCCGTGATTTTCGTTTCCTGAGTAATCTTTGACGGTGGTTCCGTCGCCCTCATTGAATTTCCAATATCCCACAAGCCCGCTTTCTCGCGATAAATCCAAATATCTCTTATCGGTATTATAAACGTCCGCAACCCAATCAGCATCCTTTGCTGTGTCAAAAATGGCTACCTGATCAAGAGCACAAGCCCATCCGTTGTTATAACTATCATCTACATTACGAGCACCAAAATACATACCGCCAGTCGAGCCGCCTGTGGTATTCCAATTGATGGTGTCTGTATCGCGAAGCACACCGTTAACATATACTTTACGAGCCGCGCCAGAAGATGTATCTGCACGGTCATCATATGTTACTACCATATGATACCAAGTACCATCTGTTTTTAGATTCCAGTAGCTACCGTCTTGAACTAGCAATGATTCTTCTACTGGGGTGTCCATATTAACCCATGCCGTCTTCATATCATTTGAACCAACACCGAAGTATGATTGGCGCTTTCTATAGATACCAAACCCAAATCGTTCACTATTAGAATGTTTCCTACCAAACGCAAGCATAGTATTTCCCACCTCATCTGGCCTAACCCAATAAGAAACAGTAAACCCTAAATTAAGATTATAATCATCAGGGTTAAAGTCAGTTGTTACGTAACTTCGCGATGCGGTACCGGTATTTCCGCCAAATGATAGTGAATAATTATTTAGACTATATCTTTTCTTGCTACGACCCGGCTTGCGCCGGTATGCTAACAGATTATCGCGTTTAAACATTTCCATTGCGCGGTCAAAATCTAAATCAGCCAACCTTTGATTAAGGGGATCCGATAACCAACTGTCCCAATCAAGTACCTGAAGAGAAGATTCACGATTTTGGATTATAATTCTTATTTCTTCAAGCTTTTCGTCCTTTTGACGCCGATCTTTTATTTGAGCCAATAAAGTGTCAAACTGTTTATCCCATTTTTGTTCTACTAATTTTTCTTTTCTTTGAATATGTTTCTGGCGAAGACGTTCGGTTTCCCGCTGCTCTATAAGGCGTTTAGCGCGCGCCGCAGCCTCTTGCTGTTCGCGAGCTTCAGCTTCTATTTTGGCAACTCGGGCAGCTTCCTCCTTAGCTTCCAGTTCAGCTTCGCGCTGGCGCCTTCTTTCCAACTGTTTTTGTTTACGCCTCATGTAATCTATAGTTATCATCTACATTCCTCGCCAATTTTCAAGTAGGAGTTTCATCTGGCTCTCCTTTGGTTGGCTTGAGAACGGCATATGGAACAATCTTTTTGTTTGTTAGGGCGCCAGTTTGTCTGGTCTGTCCGCTAACATGTGCTAAACCGCCATCCGGCAATTCTAGCACTACGGATGGCTTGTCTATCGAGTCAGACTCCTTAAACATATCCACCCATCTTTGATAGCTAGATTCTTTGGGATAACTTTTTCCAGATGCATCTGGATCGGTTGTACGTCCTTTGAAAAATTTATATATTTCATCATGAACTTGTTCAGATGTCATACCTTTTTCATACATTTCAATAATATCATGAACTTGTGCATGATTGTGTATATTTTTCATTTGCGATAGTGGTAGATTTTCTATGGTCGCAGAACTCAATGCTTTCGCAAAGTCTTCCGCGGAGAGTAAATAAGGATAATTATCTTCTATCACTTTCTTGTTCAATCCGGGCCATCTCTGTGTTATATAACTGTCACCTTCTTCAATTGATGTATTTATTTCTTCTCCCCACTCTTGACTTGCAGCCGCGGCAGACCATGGAGATGCAGAAAGATAGGTAAACCCATCCGTAGATTCAAGCAAATACTGCCGCCAATTTTCAAGTAGGAGTTTCATCAGATTGTTCTTCTTCTTGTTCGCAAATCTCGGGTTCACAATTTTTAGCTTCCCTATGGTCCTTAGTTGTGACAAATGCGACAACACTCGCACAAGCAAACCATATTATAAATAGATCAATGGCCATGTCTTGTGTCCATAAGTTTCATTTAATCTCTTCCACGGAATCTTCCATTAGATCATCAAAATCAGTACGCAACTTGATCATCGAATTAAACTGCGCCCTTTTTCTTTCCAATACAAGCGAGCCTTGTGGTCTGACAAGTTCTCCAGAAACCTCCACACTCTCGAAATCGATCTCAGTTCTTTCTTTATAAACAACTTTTGGTTCTTTTTTTGTGTCATCGTTAGCGTGTGCAATTCCAGAAATCAAAAATAATATAACATATCTCATAACCAGTAATATCCTACCGCGATACCAACTGCAAACGCGCATGTTTTAGCGAGACTGTATAGGACATAATCCTCTAAGTCACCATTGAGCAAGGCTAATTGTTTGCATCTTGCCCACGTACTTCTCATTAAATCTCTTGGTGTACTCATTTTTTCTCCTGTTTTTAAGAATTGTTTACAATATAATTAACAACCTCTTCTCCATTCGGCAATCTTCCGAGTGTTTGTTTGTCAAAAATTGTTTCACCGTCAGCCTTAATTTCAAAGACATCATCATGCCTTAATATCAGTTCAGGCGATTTTTCTACTATTAAGTGTAGCGAATTTATTAGACTTAATCTTTGTATAATGTCTATTTCAATATTTTCGCTATATTCCATATTTTCGTGCGTAGGTGCATATTCAATTGTGATTTTCATTTTTTATTCCGTTCTAATCTTGTTAAAGGCAATACTGTAAGCTGTGTTGCCGCCAGTATCAGTCAAGGGTGTTTTTATTTGAGTCCAATTAACCATATCTGTGCTCTTGGCGAGATAGCCTGCACCACCGACGAGCCACCAAGTGCTAGCGCCATCATATCTCACACATTGCCATGTTCCATTGCTGCCGTCGGCATTTGCGACCTGAATCTCAGTCCACGAAGCTGCATTATCTGAACTATACCACACGTATCCGTCTGCGCCAGCTATAACCCAATTGTTATTGCCATCAGAATCAACACCATACATCAGGCGAGTCGGATCCCCAGAGGGTAAACTCATAACACCCCACTCGGTTGCGTCACCGGATCCGGTGATATGCTCCATTCTATCATAATACCCCACTGCAACCCATTTATCATTTCCGTAAGCAACGTCCCACAAAGCTCGGCTTTCACTATGGTTTGCGCCGCTTGTCCCTGTTGTTCCATAACGTGTCGTCCAATCTGCAGCATCACCATCGCCGCCCGTGGTACTACTAAAGACCCGTCCCGTATTTGAAACTGCCACAAACAGAGGGCTTGTGGTGCTGTGATTGAAGCCGATGCCCGTGATGATTTTAGAGGTTGCCAGATCACCATTAATCGGCCGACGCCCATACCAGTCGCCGCCAGTTGTTATGGTTTCACTACCGTCGCCGAAAAAGCTGGCATATTCAGCATCATTTCCTACAAGAGTAAATGCTGCGATGCCGCTTGCTGGGGCTGTTGAGCCTGAGTGTCCATAAACAATGTCGTATGCTGCCTCACCGGTGGGATTAACCTCGGTCCAGTCGGCCGAGCCCGTCGGAGTGACGGTTGCAACCCTTATTGGTCGACCCGTTTTATCATTACAGATTACCCATGTTTCTGTTCCATCTGGCAATCTACCAAAGGCAATATTTCTTTGCTTGTCGGCGCTTCTGCTATTTGATTGATATGAGGACCACGATCCACTAGCAAAACCTTCAGTAGTACTAATCAGAGTCCAATTTCTTTGTCCAGAAACCACCGCAACCGTTGGTGCTGCTTCTGCTGCGGCTTTCTCAATCCCCGAGATTTTTGCAATACTGTCAGCAGCCACACCGCTTACTTTTGCGATATCGCCTATGTTAATGCCGGTAAGTTTCGAAATGGCCATAAAATATTTTTCCTAAAATTTATAATCATAAAGGCAGATAAACATCGGGTGCCGCATCTAGTGCGTCTTTGCTACCTACGTTAGAAGCAATCTCAGCCCACGAATCTCCTCCATCGGTACTTACAAACGTATCCCCTGTATAACACGTAGCCACCCAAGTCGTACCGTCAGTTGAGACTGATGAGAGGGTGCCATGTGTCGTGGTGCTAAAATCAGCCCCATTCTCGTCCATGGTGATCGTTTTTCCGCTCACATCGAATGTCCACTTCTTTTGTTGGCCAACCACCACAACGCGGCCAGCGGCTGCAGCCACATGAGTTTGCTGATCAAAAGCCTGAGCGCTATTATTTAAAGTGGTTTCTGTCGACCAGTCGGTCAGGTCTGAGGCTGCTGCCGAATACACTGTAGCATCGCTCGCATCCACACCGGCAACTAGTGTACTGTTTGTATATACCAAAGCTCTGATATTGCCCGGATCGGCATTGCTGGAATCTACCAAGGTGTGTTTTAAGCTCCATGTGCTACCATCATTTGTAGATTCGTAAATCCTATTTTCCTGAGCGAACCACCAGTTTCCAGCACCATCCGAGGCAAGAGCATAGATTGCCGTAGTATTAATATCATCGACCCCAGACACATCTATTTGAGCCCAACTAGAGCCGTCAACAGATCTCATAATCGCCTGAGTACCCATTTTCCCTACAGAAATCCAAACATCGTTACCCCACAGTACTGCAAACCTGCGCGCAGGAAAGTTGTTTCCGGCCGAATCTTGACTTACGCCGGTCCATGGTCCAGTTGTGGGATCGTCGTGATATGCAATTTCACAAGCATCTGTAGCATATGTTGCCACCCAAAGAGCATCGCCATTGCCATCCTTGCCGTACGCAACGTGAATATGATCGTTTCCACCGCTTGGATTTGGGCTACTGCCGCCGGCGAAAGCATCGTAGGTCGACCAGCCGCCACTAGACGCTGAGATCTCAGCAACAGGAATATGTGAAACATTTCGATCATCATGAACCATAACCCATCGAGTAGCACCTTCAGACGGAGTTGTGCATCCAACAAATGCCGAAATTGATGATTTTGTAACACCATCGATTTTAGCGATATCTGCGGCAGCAACGCCATTTATTTTCGCAAAATCAGCCATTTATTGTTCTCCTGTCGTTTGTTAATTGTCGTATGGATCTTCGTTTTTTTTATTTCTAATAATAGATGATGCTTGTAGCATATCTTGTGGATCTACTTCTTTAAGTATGAGATTTCCTGTTTTTGGTTCATAATACATCCCAATCAAATCTCCTTTAGTGACGTTGGTTAACTCTTCTTCTGTGATAGTTAACTTCCCGTCGCTGCGTTTAACTAGTGCAGTTAAAATACTAAACAAGTATTCTGGATCGTTCAAATATTCACTCATCTTCTTCCTAAAAATCCTTTCCATGTATTCACAAGGTGTTCGTCTAAATTTTGTTGTTGGCTAGCTGGCAAACGCGCATTGAGGGTTTGTTTCATCGTCCAATCAAATATATTGCTTAATCTGTCTTCGTCGTCCATATCTCCAGTAACCAATTCTCTAAATACTTCGATTACTGCATCTGGCGTGTCTTGATTGACTATAAACTCAATTTCATATGTAACAACGTATCCAATGTGTTCACTACCAGAGATATCTGCGCTAGAGCCGTTAAGATCAACATTGTACTCAATTCCTAGTTCGTCCTTCGCTGGTTTAAGCAATTCTTGGCGAATCATCACTCTCCAGCCGGTAGAATTCAATATATCGGCCAAAACTTGCGGATTTACACCCAATTCTTCGGGATCAAAGTCGTGTGAGGTTGATGCTGTTGACTCATATGAGTCCTCTGGGTGTTCTCCATCAGTCCGGACATCCCATTCATAAGAACCAAGGTCATTGTTGTCGATATCGTTAACCAATTTAACATAACCACCACCTTCAAGCCAGTTTTCCTGTTTCAAGAATGTTCTAAGGATTTCTTTATATTCTCTCCAGTGATCGTCTATTTTCTGATCGAGATTGAGGCAAAAGTCATTAAGACCATCCGGATCATAGAAAATGGCGCCTTCACCCGAAATTTCAGGATGTTGCATATTGAGTCGACAGGCAAAAACCACAGCATCAGGCCCGTTTGATACTCTTAGATAATTGATCCACGAATTGTCGGTGTCAAAAAGAGACCCATATCGATCATTCATGTAATCAAATGCATGCATAGCTGTTGGATATGAATTGGGAGTTCTAACAAACTCATCTTGGGGGATTTGTATGTGAATTTCTGCTTGCGCAGTAATATATAAGCCGCCATCACCATCATCTTCGACATCGGCTTCCACTTTTATCATAGCCCAGCGATTATTCCACTCTTCTAGTGCAGTTTCGACGTCTTGTTCCCAACGGCCGGCCATTCCAGAGATTGCATTTGAATCTAGCGTATCCTCAGTGTGGGAGTCCTGTTTCATGCTGCCAGTAAAGCCTTTAAAGTGATCTGCCCCTATTAATCTTGATACCAAGGCCCTTCTGCCCGCCGCACCGGCTGTATCTTCGTAAGAACCGCCAAAAATCGTTAATCGGTCTAAATTAACCTTACCATCTTCTTTTGGCATGTTTTCTATGACTTCTTGCTGGTTTTCTCTCGCCCAAGCAATAACTCTTTCCACAAAACCGGGTATAGCTGCCCCGTAGACGCGTTTTTCCGGCACAGCTATCTCTGTACCCTCGTCGTAGCGTTTAGGGGTGTCTGTGTCGTAATAACGCACCTGACGAAGCCTTACGCGACTAACTGGCTCAATCGAGCCGGCATCGCCGTATCTTTTGTCGTCATAAAATATTTCAATGCCACCTTGCATCTCTTCTTCGATTTCGTCCATGTCAAGATCGTCTCTGCCGCTCCATTTGTGTAAATCTTCGGTTTCAACGACATATGCAACGGCTCCATGGCCATGCGCTTCGGCTACGGCGCACTTATAGTAAGATCCTTGCGTGGATCCGCGACTTGGAGGGCTATGACAAGAGGTAATGTTGTCAAAATCAGCCATTCTCATCACATCGACCGGATCTCGGGTCAAAATGATGGAATATTTGTCATTTGTGAGTTCTCCGATGTTCTTTTTGATATATCCGGCGTTTTCTTGCCAATATTTGGCTAATTCGGGCATTCTAGTGACTTTTCCGGCTTGAGCGTCCTCATATCCGTTATAATACTTGTTTATCCAACCCATAGAAGAGGTTCCCATGTATAATTCGAGTCCATTTTGGATTTGGTAGTACCTTTTGAGTTGTTCGGTGGTAAAAGCGTCCTTTATTTGACCCATAGAGAAGGCTACACTATATCCAGCGGCGGTTGCCCGATCTTCATAGACATGTTTGGCGACTATTTGCCTCATTTCCTTAAAATCTCGCAATAATTTGTCTACTTTGGCGAAATATTTGCCGATTTTCATCTGAAACTTACGATTTACCTTCTTTGTGCGGTTCCCGCCCCCAAGATCTATCAAATAGTCTATCATGGCTTGATCATTCTCAATTGAGTTCTCAGTCCACTCTCTTTGAGCCGAAACCATGCCTTTTTCCCAGTCAATAGTCAATCCGAGCACCTGATCTAGCTCTTGTACGAACTGACCAAGCTCAGATTGGGTATCCATTGTCGGAAAATTGATAATAAGGCGAGTTTTGCCGGCAAATAGCTGATTAAACGCTAAATCGTCCGGTTCGAGGTCGGCTAAAGTGTCAATTACGATCTGATATTCGTCTTCATCGAGTTCTCGAAGCAATTTTTCGCCATTTTCGAGATAAATCTCTTGTTTTTTGTACCATTCGCGACTTTTCGAGTCTTTTGGAGGTTCTCCTTGCCCAAATCCGCGCCTTTCGTTTAAATTTGAGAGCAGTTTAGAGGTTTTTAGTAAGATTTCTTCATCATTTAACATATTTTACTCTTTCATTGACTTTGAGCCCCGACATTTCCACTTTTTGCGGGATAAATCGTTGGCACATGGGGGGTTTTTACACTTTTTAATCTTTGCTGACCGTGCACAGTACGCATCACCCTTCTTTGTACCGGGTCTGATGCGATCTCCGCCACCTTTTGCCTTCCCAGCTTGACCATATGAGCGACATTTACCATTTACACGCTTGGCGAAGCGCTTTCCTTTGGAGGGTTTACACGGTTTCTTTTTTTTTTCGTCTAAAACTGCTTGAATTTCTTCATCAATAATAGCATCGATGGTCTCATCGATGTCTAAGGTCTCCGGATAATCGTCATCGCCGGGTTTTGCCTTCTTTTCTCCGGAACCCGCTTTAATTCGCTTCTTCTTCGCGGCAATATTAGCCCAAAGGCCCGGTTTTTTCTCTTCTTCAAGTTCTTCTTCTAATTTAGCATCATCAGTTTCATCAAGTATCTGCTGAATGCGTTTTGCTTGTCCAGCATGCATCTCGGACGCTTTTTTTAACTCACCAACAATGGTTTTAAGTTCTTCTTCGTGTTCTTTTGTGTGTGATTCGGCAAATAAGCGCCAATTTTCAAGTATCAGTTTCATTTTTAGCCATCTCCAAAGCTTTCTCCAGTAAATAGATCGGAATTTCGGTATCTTCTATGTCTTTTATATCATCAATTGTAGCCCATTTATAGTCATCATGTTCGATCTCACCAGTTTCAGGATTGGGTTTGTCAACATTTATCTCCCCAGACCACTTTTGAGTCATAAAATAATGTTTTTTATCGTTTTGAATTCCTAAAAACTTTAGATCACTAATTTTACAGGACAAATTAGCCTCTTCTTCTAGCTCCCTTATCGCCCCTGCTTCAATTGAATCATCATTTTCATCTATATGACCCCCCGGTAATGTCCATTGACCCTTTCGATCATCAATATTAGAACGTCGAATGATTAGAAATTGTTCTTCGTCATCAAGGCAAGCGATGACACCTACTGTTTTTAACTCATTTTCTGTGAGAAACGAATTCCATTTGTTTTCTATCGACATGCCCTATAGTTCCGGACAGTTCCTCTACAAAAAGGTTGAATCGCTTCTTTTATATTTATAGCTTTTATTGGCGCAACCCAAATCATATTTTCATTAATCTGTATACTGGGGTAATATTCTACATCCACGCCATATAATACACCGATAATTTTGCCTTTTGTGTTATAAATCACCGAGCCAGAACACCCAAACCACCCATAAGTGTTAACAATAAGCTGTGTTCCTGAGCCGGCCTCTTCCTCGTAGCCAGCTATTCTGCCATCGAAGCTCATTAACTTGTGGTGAGATGGGTATCCAGAATAGACTATGTCAGTGCCGATATCGTAATCTGATGTGGGCGCCCAAGACATGGGGGTGATTCCGATTAAATCGGGCTCTCCGTTTAGATATAGAACTGCAATATCGTGCGTTTTGCTAGAATACACTAATGTTGCCATAAGATTTCTTCCATCGTTGGAGATCAAATAGCCAGTTCCTATGGGTTTATCCGCGACGTGTTGCGCTGTGATCACTATATTTATATCCTTGTATCGTATTACAGATCCGGATCCATGGCCTCCACCGGGCGGGATTACTTTGACTGCCGCACTCCTCACATTTCTTTCAACTGAACTCATAGCCTTGCTGATCTTCTCAATAGGCTTGGTCGGTTTATAATCGCCAGCATGCGCCGGAGTCAGCGTCAGCAGGGCAATCAGTATCAATTTTAAATATTTCATTTTCAAATTCCTTATGTTCCTGTATCGGCCGGCGCTTCGGGAGCGGGATAGTATCGATATCCAATCTCAACTAGCGTTGAGCCGGCTGGTATAGATGTAAAATATACCGTGTTGTCTGTCTCTGAATAGTTCCACGTTGTCATGCTAGGCTCCCAAACTGAGCCATTGATAAATACCCGTACCGAATCTGCTATTGCTTGATGCGAGAGGACCCACGATTCGTGAGGTTCCACCGAGGCCGCAGCATCTGCCACGCCAGCGGTCCAGTCTTCTGCACATATATCGATGATATTGCCACCAAACGCGTTGGTTGCATCCATATAACGCGTACCCACATCAATTGGATTAACCCAGTCACACAAAGATTCCGTTGCGTCGTGATTAACGATACTGGCCACAAACACAGAGCCCCCACGCAACCCTCCATACCAGCTTATAAAGTCATAAACATCAGAAAAATGATCATTACTCTGCTCTTCTTCATCCGAAACAAAAACAACTAAAAGACCAGCATCTGGTCGCATCCATGTTCCAGAGTAGGAGTTATTCACAATATACTCATATACTGCGTCAAAACCCTCCTCCATACCGCCGCGGCCCATTGAAGAGTACATCGCCTCTGCATCGAGAATATCATCGCCGGGAACTAGTGGAAACTGGTTTTCAAGCACAGCGCGCCCCGGGTCGTTGGACATCATCGCTAGTCGCCAGCTAGTTGGCGGAAGCGCAAGCAACATTGTCTCTATTCCCGTCAGAAGTTGTGCATCAAACCGATGCATCGACCCAGAGGTGTCGATTACCCAGAGAATATCAATTCCATCTACAGTGTTTGGTTGTGTAAAGGAGTCAACCCATATAAGGCCTGGATCATCAAATCCGGTATCGATATAAACAGGCACTTCAACCTCAATATATACAGGAACTTCGACTTCCTCGGTCACAGTTTCTGTGACGGTAACCGTTTCGGTTTCTGTGACCACAACAGTTTCTGTTTTACCGGTTACAATTCCATAATCATACGTACATCCGATTACAAACAGCAGCGCTAGTAAAATTTTATTCAATTTTCGACCCATCTAGTAGTAAATATGGCCTAAATTTACTTTGTGTCTTTTAATAACACAAAACTCAGAAGAATCATATTAATGATTGACAGTATTTGAAGCTCATAATCATCAATAACAGCGCCAAAAACCAATAGAAAAATGTTGATTATCCAAGCAGCATAAATTATGCCGTGATAAATTCTTTTGAGCGATTGGAAAATTTTGCCCACAAAGTAACTACACAGCAGCAGAGATTAATTCCAAATCGTATACATAAAACTCTCTAGGCTCGCCGGCTTGAGTATCAAAGACATATACAGCCGGGAAGATTTTTTGTTGAGGATTGTCAATCTCATAAATGACCACCCCAAGGGCTTCAGAAGACACACCATCCCAGCGCGTCTTGCTTATTTTAACAAGGTCGCCGGGCGCCCACGCGCGGGAAACTATTTTGATTGAATTTTTCACGACGAATTTTTTTAATTTTTTATTTTTTCCTAAAATTTTCTTGAATCGAGGAGTGATATTCTAACATTCCAGCGAGAATAGACAACTTAAGACCCACCTCTTCCATCCAAATTGGATTAACAGTCGAAGTAGGGTCACCTTTGTCGGATGTCCAGCGTACATGCCAAAAATAAACATCATCCTCTTCGATAGATATTCGCCGGTCACGTCTAACCAGCAAGCCAACTTGGCCAGTAGCCAAATCGATTACCATATCGCCGACATTAAGTATAACATCTTTGGCCTTTTCGCGCAAGTTACGAAGAGTCATGCATTAAATATTTTTAAATATCAATAAATGGCCTACTTTAATCATATTAATTAATCCGCTTTCGGTATAGAACGTTCCACGTTCGGAATTCCAGTATACCTCCCAAACCCATAATTCATAATGTTCGGGATATTCGCGGTAGGACAGATTATTTTTTCTTTCAATCAATACACCAATATCTTTGGACATAGTGTCATACAATATATCCCCCACATGTAAGATGATGTTGTCGCCCACATAATATATATGGAACTAAATTTTAAGCCAGCCCTTTCGCTGCTCCTTACATGAAGAAATTATGACACTGATTGGCGCGCCCGTTTCTTCTACCTTGCAAGCGTTACTGGGGAGGAAGTACTCCCTAAGTTCCGGGTTAATATGCACATGTGGTCCGACTTGCGAATATTCGATTAGAGCCTCCGGCTCTGCAGAAGCTTCAGGGTCGACGGTTGCATCGAGAGGTTCCGCGGCAACCAACACGAATCCCAATAAGCTTATGGTGGTGATGTGTTTCATTAATGTTATCCTACTATACCTTAATCCGATCAATTATGTATGGATGTTGAACTGATAGATCTTTATAAAGCTTTTTGAGCACCTGCTTAGATAGCTCACCTAGCTCGGTTTTAACGTCCTTTTTCTTAAGGAGTTTGAGTAACTCATCTGCAATAATGTCTTTAACGGCTTTTGATGAAAGCTCTCGCTTGACGATATCTTTTATGTCGGATTTGTCAGTTGCTGTCAACTCTTCCAAAATAATTTGCTTAAGTTCTGATTTTTTGATCATCATTGGATTTCGTTCCCATCATAATTAGTTTGCTTATTTGGTTTTACCACATTAAGATGCATCCCACCCACCTCTGTTATCTTATGTGTTTTAAACCAATACACTCGGTATACTCTCACGTCGGTTGTCCATGGTGATGTAAGCTTTTCAATTACAATTCCCATGCTGCCATGAAGATCGTCTGGGTAGTAATAATCTGGCGCATAGCTATAGCCTACAAAGTTAACCAAGTCTCCAACTTCAAAGCCATAACTCATGTTATAACTATCTATCGTCTCTTTTTCGTACTCTTAACTTCTCTATTAAGAAGCTTTGCGCATTCCGGGCATTTTGCTGGTAGGGTTATGACCATTCCTGTTCCGCAATGCCAACATGTGTATTTGTACTTCATGGGTCTCCTTTGTATTTGTTTAGTCTTCCAATTGTATGCACCCAATCTCTTGACATGTCCTTATTTGGCATGCTAATCCACCATATTCGCGCCATGTTCATTCTTGGGTAATCTACTCCGGGATCTTGCTCTCTTACTTCCTTGTCAAATAAGTCAATCACAACCGCCACACCTCCATGACATGTGCACGTTACCAAGTCTCCGATGTGCAAGTCGTGCTGTGGTGGTTTCTCGAAAAAATCCTTCACTCTTTCTACAAAGCTCACATTTGTAATTATGTGAAATTTTTGGTGGCGGATTTTTTGAAGGTCGAATATTTGAATTTTTAGGCGCGGATCGAAAACGGGTTTAACCGGCATGTCAGGGATATGTCAAATCGCCGCGACATACATTCCGGGTAGGGGGGAGGGGGGTACCTCTGTCAAAAAAACGTCAAATCATTTAGCGCAATCGTTGACATTCTTATTACATATACCATTCTTTAATACATAACTGTATACGTAAACAATCACTGGCGCGAAGCACATGACGATAGTGCAGGTTTCCCCTACTCTTTTTAATACTCTCTTAACTCTCGGCAATCTCATCGGACGTAAACAGATCTGTATCGATCATTTGTTTAATGTTATATATTGTTTCACTGTTCTCGCGCATCCACGTCGCAGCCGGAGCAGGCACGGATACAATGCGGCCCACGTCATCGCTGTCGGTCTGCACGTCAAGCAGTCCGTGAAGGATCAGCATGTCAACCGCAGCCGTCACATCGTCGGCATCCATGCGTAGCTTCCATCCAAACTCTCGCACGTCCCAATATGAGAACGTCGGCAGCCAACTCTCAACAAAATGTAAAATATCGATCTCGGACTTGTTCAGCTTGGCGGTCAGTTCTGGCGTTTCGATGGTGTGGATGGTTTCCATTCTATTCCCCTTAAGGTGAAGGCTAACTAAGTGGTTGATATTGTTAGGGTTTGCAAAACGCACTGCTGCGTGTCTCTCCCCCTACATCTATAATATAATCACCCTCGCACGCATGGCAAGGGGCAAATGTCAACGGAATGTCAAGAAAATGACCGCAAACCGGACATATTCTGACTTGACACGATAAAAGGGTTGTCGATAGAGTGTGTGTGCATATACTAAACACATAGCACATTTAATACATACATAAACACACCACTATCAAACAATAACAAAAACAATCACGTAGGCAAGTGCATAATCACCACCTAAACACACTTATGTATGTTTTGTGTATAGATTGTTTACTACTACACACGCAACGGTCTGTAAAGTCTTTTTAGAGTTATTGTAAAGAGTATAGTTATCCTCCGACTTATCCACAACAATACATAACGCTCTGGTTTTACCGTCTGATAATGTTTTTCTTCTTATTAACTCTCCGACCTTAAACATCTCAATCCCTACTCTGCTGCAAACAATCGGCAACAGTTATAAATACAAATAATCCAAGTGCGACCACGGAGATCAATGCATACAAAGAGACTAAAATGATCATGTCAGTTTACACCCTCCTTTTATAAGTATCCTCCGACTTCACAGGGACGCGCTCAAGTTGATAATGAGTCTCAAAGACAGAACGCACACCGCGCACTTCCTTCGCTACCTCATTGATCGCAACGATCATAAACATGACGCCAATAAATGCCGTCATAAAAATAAGAAACTCCATAATGTTTTACTCACCTCCGGTATTGAGTTCTTTGGCTTGCTCCGTCATCTGAGCAATATCAGCAACGGTCAAGGGGTTTTCTT